CTCAAGGCGTCCCCATCGTCTGGAGAGTCTACACCCCGTCCCTTCATTTGCTCCTTGCTCTCGAGCCACACGCGCTGACGCGGGTCGGGTCGCACGCCGGGTCCGATCAAGTCGCTCTCGAGCTCCGCGCTCGTGTCGATCGCGCCCACGAGCAGCCACTCCTTCATCTGCTGCCACATGTAGTCGCGATAGTACCGGCACTTGCTGTCGGGGCTGTCGCTGCCGAAGTTGATCTCGCGCACCTGCTGAAACCCAAGCGCCCGGAGCCGCGCGCCTATCGGGCCCGCGATCCCCGCGCTGTCCAGAAACAGCGCCGCTACCGGATGCTCATCCCATGTGCGTGACAGCACGTCCGCCAACCGGTTGACGAGCACTGCCGGGTCGCGCGTGAACTCGCCCTTGATCCGGATCGGAGAGATCGACCGCGCATCGTTCCCGCGCCGGAACCGGATCACGTTGTCGTCACTGTTCCCACTCCACATCGGAACACCATGACGACGAACATAGATCGTTCGGTGCGGAGTCGAGACACACCACACAAAGCCGCGATACGGGACACGTTGTGTTGTCCGCTTGAGTACGGTCCGATCTGCATGCCAACGATTCCCTTGCCGACCATGTGATGGACGCTCACCCACGCGCCAAGTATCGTGCTGTCGCACCACACGGCGCCCTTCGATCAGCACAACCGATCCGGCTGGTGCCGCGGGCGACAGCTTACCGGCACACCCCAACTTCGCAAGCACTTCCTGCAGATCATCCGCCAATGCTCGACTGGAGGTGTAGTAGCAACGTCCGGTTCCATCCGGATGCTGGCTCCCATCTCCACGCCGAAATGCGTCGAGAAAGGCCCGCATCACGATAGCGGAACCTTCCTTGATCCATTCGGGCATGCGCTTATTCGCAGCTCCATGCCCGCAGTGCTCCAGTAACCAAGCCCCAATCCCCCGATGTTGGAAACGGATCGTGCCATGCGAACTCCACCGACTATGACGGAGGCCCATTCGAGAAAGTAGGCGTTCGATTTCTTTGCGCTTCTCCGCATGGCGTTGTGAAAGCTCTACGACGAGTGGGCGTTGCTGCTGACCTGGCCGCAGCTTCGCCGTATAGACGTTCCCCTCAGCAACGAACCAGCCCAAAAACGCCGCCCAGTCTTCGGCGGCAAAGGTGTGGCGCCAGACAACAGCGCCCCCGTGAGGCTGGCGTTTCTGAGATTCGAAGGCGATCGTGGCTGGACTTGTCCCTTCCCAGCGATGCCACGCCCGCAGTTGATATGCCTTCGGGAGACGATCGTACCGCCGAATCTGGTAGCGCTTGCTCATGTAGTGCGAGCGCACGATGAAGTTGTGGTTGTCAGTTACGCAAAAGTTTACCTTGCTCGACTCGCGCAAGTTCATCGCCCCATCATGCCAGTAACGATGGATCGCCGTCATGCGCGCCCAAGTGGCTACGTCGCCATCCAAACTCAGCACTGCTTCCGATCCACGCAGGTCTGAAAAGAGTTTCCAGCCATCGCTCGTGAGAATCTCGGTCTCGCAGTCGAAACAGCCGCCCCACGCAAGGTCACACCCGACCACCAGCGGCTCGTCCGGCATCACCGCCACCTGGCGCTTCTGAGCCTGGAGTACACGCTCGTGGTCGATGAACTGTGCGTCAGAGGCCCGCGGCGGAATGCCGCGGACCCGGACGCGGAAAAAGTCGGAGTCCTCTCCGAACTCCTGCTCCCACTCCGCGATCTGCGCCTTGTTCGTCAGCCGAGACTGACGCGAGTCGATGATCGTCGGGTGCCAACGCGCACGGTCGTGACCGAACACCGCGGCGTGAAATCCGCCCATGCTGCGCGTCGGGTTGCCGAACCGGAAGATCATCGGCTGACCGTCCGTCAAGCCGCCCTCCGCGACCTCGTGAATCTTGTCCGAGATGGCCGAGTCCTCGTCGAAGATGTAGAAGCTCGTCGAGGTCGCTGCGTGCTGGCCGGCGAACGCTTCCGTGTTCTCCTCCTTGCACGACTGCGGCGCGCAGAACCAGGAGTCCTTGTGGTCCTTGTGGTACATGCGCTGGTCGCCGAGCACCCACCAGTGCGCAGTGATGCAGCGCGACGTCCACTCCTTGATGGCGGACCAGGTCTTGGTCTGGAGCTGCGTGAACGTGTTCGCCGTGACGGTGCCGCGCGCTAACGGACGTGTACTCATGATCCAGTCCACAAGCCACGCGGCCATCGTGCTTTTGCCCACCCCATGACCTGACGCCACCGCACGCCGGATGGGCGCGACCGGCGTCAAGCCGTCAAACGCTGCGGCCGCGACCTCAGCGCCGACGCCCCGCAGAAACTCACGCTGCCAGATGTCGGGCCCGTCGTGCCCCTCAAGGGCCCCGGGCTCGCCCCACGGATACGCGAACAGCACGAACCCCAGCGGGTCCGCGAAGTAGCGCGCGACCTCGTCTGCAAGCTGATCGTCAGAGGTTGGACGGGCGGCCACGGGCACGAGATTTATTTGGGGGGGTACTTTGACCGATCTTCGGCCACGCGGCGGCGGCCGGCTAGCAAGCGCTCCACCAGGCCCTCGCTCACGTCCACCTCAAGGCGCTCCCGAAGCAGGCCTAGGTGCTTGAAGAGCATCTCGAGCGCCCGCGGCTTGTCCCAGAGCTGCACCTCGACCACGGTCTCCTGCTTGCCGTCGCCCGCAGTCTCGTTGTGCTTGAGCGTCTTGATCCTGCCCACCGCCGCCTTGAGATCCTTCGGCCAGTCTTTCACCGGCTTGAGCCGACTCTGATCGTCGTACAGCTCGCTGAGGTCCGAGTACGCCAGCCGGGCGGCCTCGCGCAGCGCCCGGTCGGGGTCGATCAGGTCAGCCAAGCGCTGAGCAGCCTTGCGCTTGACCTGAGGGGCACGCCCGCCGTGCATACCGCAGACTACGCCGCCCTTGATCGCAGAGGCTTTGCACGGCCCGTGCTTTGACCGAGCGTGACAGCGAGGCATGGGTCAAGCTATGTATAGGTCGGGTACAAGCGGATTACGCCCGTGGCCACGCCAGGGCGACGCGCCAGTAAGCTTGCGCTTGCGCTCGATCCCGCGCCTCATGGACGAACCTCGCGCATCACCTCTCGCGCTCCGACCTCGAGCAGCGCGTCGCGGAGCATCGGGTCGCCGCTCGTCGCAACACGCTCCAGCAGCCTGGCGGTCGCAGCGTCCTCGCCCAGGTCGTGGATGCCGTGAGCCAGGACGGCAAGACGCTGGCGCGCCTCGTCTCGTGTCGCCGCGAGCGAAGGCGGGCTCATGATCCAACGGGGTCCGGGGCCAACGGCTTGCGCCCGTGCCCGCTCCACGGCTGCGCGCCGGTGAGCTGGCGCTGGTAGCGACGTCGGGCGTGCAGGCAGAACAAGCACCGCACGGATCCCCTGATCGGCTCGGCCTCGCCGCACGTCACGCACACGCCGCGGGCCTTGCGCGAGTGGTACCACTCCATGCGAGTCATCTCTCGTGCTCGTACAGCCAGACGAGGCCGAGGACCGCAACGCCCATCAGGGCCAGGCCGAGAGCGACAAGCGCGTGCGGGCTCACTTGTGCCGTCCTGTCTTCTTGCGCTTCTTCACCACGGACCCGGCGAACTCGACCAGCTCCCCCAGCGTCATCCCGGTCTTCGTGGGCTGACCGGCTTGCTTCCGCGCCAACTCGCTGTACATGAAGCGCTGCTGCCTTCGGGTCATGGATGGCATGACTCAGTCTACTCCGTGATCCCTACGCTGCGTAAGCACGCGAGCGCACGTGACCCGAGGTCGTTCGCCTGGCCGACCAGGTCGCCGCGCGGAGGCTGCCAGGCGGTCTGCGCAGCCGTCAGATCCCGCAGCGAGCGCGCAACGTCCTGCTCAGCTCGGCTGTGCGCGACCAGAGCTCGGTACGCAAGCGGCCCACAGTCGCCCATGCGTGCGTGCGCGACCGACGACCAGAACGCCTCGGCAGGTGCCTGGAGTCGATAGTCCGCAGCGAACTCCACGCGCCCGCTGGGCCACATCTGGATCATCGCATCGCTTGCTTGGTCGTCGTCGCTGCCGAGGACCGCGATCATCACGCGCTTGGTGCCGCCCGCGACGAATAGAATCGCAGGGGCTTTGCACGCGACCGGAGCGCCTGCGTGATCGGTGCAGCCTGACCAGTCCGGCAGGCTCACGCGCAGGTCGACGGGGATCGGTTCCGGAGCCGGCTCAATGCTCAGAACCGGCACAGGCGCCGTGGCGCGCGCGCCGGTCGGTATCAGCAGCACCGCGAGTACGGCGCCCACTACGACGCCCATGCCCACGATCAGGACCTCGTTGCGCTTCATCGCGACTCTACTTCTGCTCACGTGGCAACGCGTGCGCCCACTCGGTCACGTCCACGATCGCGTCCCTATTGATGGACACGGGCGTCACGAACGGCTCGACCTCGATGAGCTCCCCCTCGCGCAACGCGTTGTGCCATCGCCCCGTGTCCGCGATCCAGGCCGCGTCCGTGAGCACGACCTCCTCCTCCGTCAAGATCGCCACGCGGCCCGTGTAGTAGTGAGTCACCGTGCGCACCATGACCGCCTGTCCGACACACAACGGAGATACCATGCCTTTTGCCTTCTTCATCACCGTCTCCTTTTCATTTTTTTGCGTCTGCGTCGTCATGAGCTCTGCCTCGACCGCAACCGGGACCTGGACCGGGACCAGGACCAGAACCAGGACCGGGACCGGGACGCGGACCAGGACCAGGGCCGGGACCCGGACCAGGACCGGGACCGGGACCGGGACCGGGACCGGGACCGGGACCGGGACCAGGACCAGGGCCAGGACCAGGTCCGGGACCGGGACCGGGACCAGGACCAGGACCAGGACCAGGACCAGGACCAGGACCGGACCCGTTGCGCCTGTGTCATGTCTATCCTCCCCGACCTCAATATAGCTTGCGCTTGCACGTTTGTCAAGCGACGAACGTCAGGATCGTCGGGTAGCCCTGGAGGTCGACGCCCGCGTACCGCTCTCGCAACATCTGCTCCACGTCGCGCTGCTGCTCTCGTCGGGGCCCGCCCACTACTTCAGTTCCTCGAACATGGCCGCGGCTTCGTCACGAGAGAATCCCGGGTCGTCACTCGATGGCAGCATCGCCGCCAGCGGTCGACCCAGCAACCTCACCCTCGGATCGCAGCGGACGCCTGCGACGTACATCTGGACAAACCGCTGGCGCCGCTTGTCCTCGCCATACGTGGTCTGGAACGCTGAGGCCCCACCTGCCGCCTGAAACGCTTCGGCCGCAGCCTTGCCGCACGTATCCAGCACCCACCGATACGTCCACGTCGTCCCACCCTCGGGCGTGTACACGCCTGTGCTCAGGATCCGCTCGTAGGCGGTCACGGCCTCAGCCTCGAGCGTGGTCTCTCCGCGAAACCGACGCAACTCCTCGATCAGCTCGGCGACCGTCGGGAAGTACCGCCAACGGCCACCCGCCACGCTATCTCGCGTGAACGCCTCCCACTCATCGGATGGCACCTGCGGCACCAGAGCTTCAGCGTACACCTCGACCGTCGTGTCCCCGAGTGCTCGGCCCGTGGCTTCCGCGATGCGCACCAGGCCGCGCGCGAATTGACCCGGCGTCCACTCGCTCATCACTTCCCTCCGTGGCGTTTGACGAAACGCGCCATGACCGCCATGTTCTGGTCGCCGACCGTGGGCTTTCCGACAGGCTTGGGGTTCTCTACGCTGCCATCCCAGCGTCCGTATGTCGCACTGAACCGCTGAGGGCTCGCGTATTCGGCATCCACCTGAGCCAGGTAGCTTCGCCACGCCGCGCGCACCTCGGCCCAGCCATGCCGGGCCACTAGCGGCTTCAGCGCAGCCCCGATCCGGGCGCCAGGCGCGCTACCGCGGAACCGTGCGATCCAATCGTCGCAAGCCTCCCGCGTCCATGGGATCACCGTGACGACCGCTGCGGGCGCTAGCGGCGGCGCTGCGTCAGCAGCGCACCCCCCCCTCTCAGGGGGGGTAGGGGGGGTCGGAGACGGAGACGGAGACGGAGACGGAGACGGAGGCTGGTGCTGGGCTGGTGCCTCCGGCTGGTCGCCGGCTGGTGGTCCGGCTGGTGGTCCGGCTGGTGGTGGGCTGGTGAAACGACCGCCAGCGCGTACGGCTTGGAGCGCTCGTTTGCGTCCCTTTTCAGCTTGCGCTATAGGCCAGCTTGAGACCTCGTCGTGCGTGTCATTCCGCCAACCATCCGGCGTTCGGCGGAACCGAGCCAAAACTACGTCCCGGACTTTTCGCCATGCTTCTGGATCGCCGCTGATCTTCGCCAGGATACGATCCTCGAGCGGCAACAGCCCCTCCCGGAGCCAGAGCTCGTCGAGCAGATTGCGGTACACGCCCTGCTCCTCTGCGGTCATGTCGGTGTAGGCGGTGCTCTTCCGCCAGCGGTCGATCCACCACCACGCAGCACGCATCAGAGCGCCGCCGTTCGGCGTTCTTGTTTTGCTTTTAGCCATGCGAGCCAGTGCAGAATCCGGGCCTGGTCACGCGGATCCAGCCGGCTCCACTCATGAGCGCAGCGGTCGTCGCCGAGGCCAAGCCGTTTGGCCTCGAGCGCGCAGGCAAACTTCAAGGCACGCGACAAGCGCCCGTCGCCCTTTGGACCACCCGGGCCGCGACATTTGGATGTCTGTGGTATACTCTCGTTGCCCACGGAATCTACCTCCGTGACGCCGCAGTTCGCCCGGGGTCACTCACCTCCCCGGGCGTTGCTCTTTTGTGGCAGCGTCGCCCTCTATCGTATGCCCGCTGTCAAGCCTTGTTCTCTCGCAGGTGCGCCACGATCGCAGCCGGCGAGATGCCCGCCCGCTCGGCGTCAGCCAGGAGCTCGCGCGAGCGCCGGAACGCCTTGTCCAGCGGCAGGCCCTGGTCCGCCTGAAGCACGTGGAGCAACTCGAAGAAGTAGTCCCGCCCTCCGTCCGGCAGGCGTGGGACGACCTGGTCGATCGGCCGCTCGACCTGGGCGCGCTTGATCGCAGACCCCAGGAACTTCATGATCCCGTACCCGGTCGTCAAGAACACGGTCAGCACACCGAGCGGGAACGGCGTCTCGAGGCCCACGATGGGCCCGACCTGCTCGAGTGCAGTCGCGGCGCCATCCTGGCCTGAGAGCTTCAGCGCCGCGATCGCGAGACCGTAGACGACGCCCCCGAAAGGCACCAGCTTCCCGGCGCCCTTGAGGCCCAGGCCCTTCAACAGATTCAGTACCAGTTTCATGTTCTCCTCCTACTGGTTCGGGTTTCCGCGTCCCGACGTGTCGCGCAGTGCGGCTTCGGCCTTTTCCAGTATCACCAAGAACTGCTCGAGGCTCGGGTCCGCGTCAAGTCGCTCCAATGCCGCGTCGACGTTGCGGAGTTTTTGCGCGAGGACCGCGCGCGCTTGGCGCAGTTGCGCCACCGTCTGACTAACTGGCATCGCTCAGTCCTCCGATCCGTCCGGCTTCAGCCGGTGTACGTTTCCGACTCGACGCCCCCGGTCGGATGCATCGAACAGCTCGACCGTGTCCGCGTGTACCTGCCACGTCACCAGTGCGTCATCGAGCACGCCGCGCGCACCCATGAACGTCACCAGACGGCTCCGCAGCGTGGGCCACTCACCGCGGCTCAGCAAGATCGAGACTTGTACGCCGGCAACTGCTGGTCCTGCGGCGCGTAGGACAGTGACGGAGACCACCCAGCCATCGTACCCCGAGATGGCTGCCGCAGCCTGCGCCTCGGTGACTCCAGCGACGGTGATCGTGACGAGGCGCATGACTACTCGATGTACACGACGCCCCAGTAAAGAACGGTCGTTGGATTCGTGACGAACGTCGGATAAACCAGCTTGATCTCGAAGTAGTCGCCCGCCACGACAGCAACCGACACGTCGGCACCGTAAGTTTGATAGGCGGTATTGTGCTGCGCCGTAGTCGTGATCGTCGTATCCGTCGTGTTGTTCAAGCGGAAGTAAACCGACGTGTTCTCGGTCGTCCCGAGTACGCCTGCCACCAGGATGTTGATATCGACGCGCTTGACGGTGCCCGCTTTTTGGATTTGAACACGTAGAATGGCGGCGGTGGCTGTAGCACCAGCAGCAGGTAGCCCCCCGATGTAGAGAGTCGCTGCGTCGGCCGGGCTTGTGGAAGCGCAGGCAAACTGGAGGTGTCTTCCCGCGCCCAGCGTTGCACGTTGAGTAGCAGCGTCCGCATCGTCCAGCAGCGCACGCCCCGCAGCCGTACAAGCGATCTCTTCGACGTCGCCCGCGCCCGCCGTAGAACGGCCGAGTAGTTTGTCTGTGGCGCTGACGTTCTGAACCTTCGCATACGTGACCGCATCATTGTCGATCTGTGCAGTACCGACCGTTGTGAGCGTAGCAAGGGCGCCCAGGCCAAGCGTTGTACGTTGAGCAGCCGCGTCCGCGTCGTCGAGAATCGCCCGACCCGCTGCGGTACACGCAATCTCCTCAGTGTCGCCAGCGCCGGCCGTAGAGCGACCCAACACCTTGTCCGTAGCGCTGATGTTCTGGATCTTTGCGTACGTCACAGCATCATTGTCGATTTGCGCTGTGCCAACGGTCGCTAGTGTAGCGAGCGCACCAAGCCCTAGTGTGGTCCGCTGGGCAGCGGCATCGGCATCGTCCAGCAGCGCTCGACCCGCTGCGGTGCAAGCAATTTCCTCTACATCCCCGGCTCCCGCAGTCGACCGGCCGAGCACCTTGTCGGTAGCGCTGACGTTCTGGACCTTCGCGTAGGTGACCGCGTCGTTGTCGATTTGCGCCGTCCCTACCGTTGCGAGAGTCGCTAGCGCCCCGAGCCCTAGCGTGGTCCGTTGCGCTGCGGCGTCGACGTCGTCGAGGATGGCGCGACCAGCCGCCGTGCAGGCGATCTCTTCCGGGTCTCCCGCGCCCACAGTGGACCGTCCGAGTACCTTGTCCGTGGCGGACACGTTCTGCATCTTGGCGTAGGTGATGGCGTTGTCCGGCACGTCGGCCTTGGCCTGCCCGGCTGTCGCCAGATCCCAGGCGACAGTAGCCGTATCCGTGACGACACGCTCGGCGGTCAACGATGCGTGAGCGCTGCCCACCAGATACTGTGCATCAGTCGGTGCGCCGCCTCCACCCACTGCTGCAGAGGGAATGCTCAGGCCGCGTTGGAGCGCACGTCCGCTCATCCGAGAGGGTAGCCTCGTCCCGGATCGCTCGCCAGGTTCCAATCCGGGTTTCCGGTCGTGATCTCTGTCAGCACGAACGTTCCGCCCGCAGCACTCGATATGCCGTAGACCGGGCCGGCCCAGCCATCATCGAAGTAGACGCCGCCCAGGCCATCATCCGCAGTGGAGCACGCCTTGAGCGCGATGTGATACGCCAGTTGATCCGGCACAGTTGAGCCGAGCGCAAGCTTGATAACAGTGGTGCCCGTGTTCTGGACGATCAAGCCCTTCCGCTTCGGGTTCGCAGCGACGATCAAGGCCGCGGTATCGGCGATGCTCGTCTGCGCTGGCGCCGTCGCAGCGATCTGCGGGCTGCCCTCGACTAGCGCACGGACCGTACTCATGACCTACTTCCGCCTCCCTGACGGCAACGACGCGCACGGGACGCACTCCTGCCGACCGCCCGAGTAGGTGCGCCAAGTCGTCACACTGTTGCCGCAGCGTGGGCAGACGATTGTACGGGGCGGCTTCTGCGGACTGAGCCACCAAGTAGCCGCGCGCGTAAGCCAACGCCGAGGCGGATCGGTTACGCGCATCTTGAGTCGGCCCCAGCGCGTCATGCCTTGCCTGGATCTCCGAAAGCAAGCGTCCGTACCTGGAATCGCGTCTGGAACCGGCTCCGCGGCGGCAGTACACGACGACCACAACCGCGACAGATGATCCCACGCTCGATCTTGCCGTCCTCGAGCCCCTGGCACCACTCGCACGCGCTCTCGGTCCTCCAGGCCGGCTCTGGATTCTTCACTTGCGCTTCCTCCAGTCTCCGTAGACGTGACCGACCACTACGCCGAGGGCCACGCTGAAAACGCCTGTCAGGAACAGTAGCACGACGACCGTCAGATCCGGACTCGTCGCGAGTGCCCAGCGGAAGGCGGCGGTGATGTGGTTCGCGGGCATGTCGTCGCGCAGCGTGAGGAACTCGATCAGCGCGACCCAGCCCGCCGCGAGCGGCAGCGTGCCAATCGTGAGGACGAGGGTGATGATCGGCTTCCAGCCACGACGCGCCATCACCCTCCTCCTCGGAAAGTGGTAGCGGAGGCGGGAGTTGAACCCGCATCCTCTCGGTTATGAGCCGAGCGCGTTACCGTTTCGCTACCCCGCGTCATCAGAACCTCGCAGGCCGGCAGACGGCCACGTATCCGCCCTTGCGCACGCGGCCGTTCGCGAAAACGATGTCGAACTGCTCGCTGCGGTCGTTGCTGTCCTTGACGCCGACTTCGTCATCGGACCCGCCTCCGGGCGTCTCCATCTTGGTCGTGGCGCAGAGCCCGCGCAGGCGTAGGCGGCGCGCGACCTCGGCGGTGAACTCGGCTTCATCCGCCACTTGGTTCGTCCCGCGCTCCGCGATGATCTCGTCGAGCACCTCGTCCACGACGCCCTGGAAGCGCGACGGGCCACACCACTCACGCCACTTCTCGACCATCCGGCAGCAGCCGTAAATGCCCTTCTCCTCGCTGCCTGGCGCGCTGCACTCGGGCATCGGCGCAACCCCGCACGGAGTCGGGGCGGGCACGGGTGCGGCGCCACCACCGAACATGGGCAAGAGGCGGAACCACTCCGAATCCGAGAGAGTTCCTTTCCACGCGATCAGGTGCCCTCCGTTCGCCCGGCTGAGACGCTGCATCTCCAGCCAATCCTCGGGCGTGTGGGGTTCGTTGTCGGACTCGATCAGCAGCTCGCCCCTGACAGCCGGGCGCCAGCCGTGGCCGACGACGAAGTCGAGCGCGTACCGGCCGCTGTTGCTCCCGATCAGTTTCTCGAACGGCGAGAGCCCCGATTCTTCTAACGCACCTTGGACCGCTCGATAGATCCCGCGGATCCACGCCTCCGAGCGCTCGCCCTTGAAGCTCTCGTTGCCGTCGAAGTACACCGCGGCGGGCGACTGGCATGTCGCCTCGACCACTTGGCGGATCCAGTCCTTGTGCCTCTGCTCCGGCGCGCGCGCCGTGACCTCCAGCCCATCTCCCCACGGCGTCTTGTCGTGATCCAGCGCCCAATGGTCGATCAGGCCGATCAGCGCGTAGATCCCGCGGGCCTCGCACTCGCGCACCGTGCGCGCCAGCTCCGGTAGCAGCGCCTCTGGCGAGGGGCTGCGGAATGGTCCGGGGCGCAGCTCGGTGATGTTGATGCCGGCCGCAGCGTAGCGATCGAGCATCGCGGGGATCACCAGCGGCCAGCCCCAGGCGATGCCCTCGTCCACGTCGGGCGTGTCGGGGTCGTCGCAACAGACCGTCGCCCCGATTAGCGGCGGGAAGAACTCCGGGAACTCGTACCGCAGCTCCGGCATCGTCGGCTCGGGCGGAGGCGGTGGCGGCGGAGGCCCAGCGTCCGGAAAGCGCTCCGCGAACTCGGGACTGCGCAGCATGTCCTCGCGGAGCTGCGCCTCGTGCAGACCTGCCTGCATCCGCGCGTTGTGGTGAAGCAACCCTTCGGCATCTGGCTCACGAAGCAGGATCTCACGATAGGCTAGCGCCACGACGTGACGGAAGTCGCTCATGTCACCCTCAACTGGAACTCAGGGCGGTTTCCCGCTCGGTTCATGAACTCGACGAAACCCGCCTCGCTCGCTGCGATCCCGGGCTGACCAGCAAACGTCGCGTACGACTCGCCTACGAGCACGCAGCCCTCGGAGTGTAGCTCCACGTTGCCCTTGTGGAACAGCAGCCGCGCGTGCCCAGGCACTTCGATCTCGTACGTGTCGTACTCGCCTCGGAGGTAGCGCGTCCGCACGCAGCGCCAGAGGCCAGCTGGGATCTTCACGAGCTGGCCCGGACCCGATGGCAGCGCGTAGGTCCTCTCCAGGGTCGTACAAAACGGAACGTCGTGATGAAGCAAGACACCGAACGCTCCTTGCGGCAATACGACAACTCGCACGAGGGTAAAGTCAGCCACGGGCACGGAACGCACGCGCTCTCGTCTTGCAGATTTCACGGTACTGCGAGTCCTCCCGATACCGTTGTCTGCGTCGCGCATTTTCTCTGGTGCGGAACCAGACAGAATCTTGTCGCCGCCGATAGTCTGCTGTCTTCTTTGCAGAGCATCGCCGACAGTGACGCCTCCCTGACCTGGCAACGTCGAATTGGTGCCCGCGGAGGCATTCCGTTTTTCGCGCGTTTACCGCCGTCACGCCAACACCGCGCAGTACGTTTTGTCCCCTCGTCGTTACTTCAAGGTGGTTCGGGTTCACACACCGGCGCACGCGGCATAGGTGATCGAGGGTGAGTTCCGTGGGAACAGGACCAACCAAATGTTCGTAAGCGTACCTGTGGGCGGAGGTCTTTCGATCTACAAGCGTGAAACCTCCATACCCATTGGACGTCGATCCCCCGAGCCAACCCCAACAGTCGCCATGGCGAAAACCGCCGACTTCCATCGGGATCACCTTGGACCAAAACCTGTTCGGGAGACGATCGTCGCCAAGTCTGCAAGGCAGTACGCCGAACGCGCCCTCGGGACGGATCGCGACGCGCAGCAGACCGAAGTCCTCCATCACCGAAACTCCGCACGCACGCCGTGCCGCGCCATGTGCTCCACCACAGCGTTGATGGCTCCCTGCTTGGTCGCGTACACCCGAACGAACGAGCACTTCCCGCACGCCCAGCGCAGGCCGCCGCCTGCAACTGGCACCAGAAACACGACCGCACCGCCTCCGGCTTCGCCAGCGACTACGTGCGCCGTCACCAGTGCCTCGGTCGGATATAGCCCCAGCGATGCATCTGGCGCCGCTCCCACCAGCGACGTAGCCACCACCCGACGCCAGTGCCAGCGATGAACGCGAGGATCTCCTGGGTCACTCGCGCGGCCTCAGCGCCCGGATTTCGCCCGTGATCGAGCCGATCGCACGCATGACCTCGCCGTGACGGTCGCCCGCCTCACTGCGGATCGCGGCGACGTCCTCGCGCACAGCCACGAGCCCCGCCTCGACCACCGACACGCGGACCTCGATCCCGCCCGCCCGCTCTTCCAGGACACCGCACGACCGCTCGCGCCGCTCATGATCGTGGCCGCTCGCTTCCCCGTTTTTCGCTCGGGCCGCACGGATGAGTCGCACGAGCGGGATGCCACCCAGAGCCGTGACGGACACCAGCAGCGTCGCGGCGAGGAGCTGACCTTCGGTGATCCGGGACCAGTCCATCACCACACCTCGGGCGCGCACCCGCCCGCCTGATATCCGTGCAGGTACTGCTGCCCGAAGTCGAGCAGCACGAAGCGCCCCCCAGCCTGGTCGCACAGGAAGTACAGCACCATCCGCTTGTCCCGATAGAGGATGTTCCCGGTTGGTGCCTGCTGAATCGTCGTCGGGATCGGCTGGGTCGCCGGCTTCACCGGCTTCGCCGCGCCTAGGCCGCCGGCTCCAGCAATCCACCCGAGCAGCGCAGTCGCCGAGCAGAACAGGAGCAGCTCGATCAGGCGTACCCGATCCATTATTCCCTCGCGTACGTCAGCAGGTTCGGGCCCACGACCCCGGTCAGCGTGTCGGGCGTGGCGCTCGCCAGCACGCAGCGCATGACCTCGACCGGGTCACCCGTGGTGCGCTGCGCGCAGAGCGCAGCGACACCTGCGGCGTGAGGGGAGGCCATGCTCGTCCCGCTGAAAGTGATTGAGCCGCCCCCGCGTCGTGCTGCCTCGATGTCCATGCCAGGACCATAGAGGTCAGTGCAAGGACCGCCGTTGCTGAAATCGGCCCCGCGATCGTTTCGTGGGTCCATGGCGCCGAGAGTTAACGCCAGATCCACACGGGCCGGCGAGGATCCGCAGGCATCGGCGCCATCGTTACCAGCTGCGACCACGACCGTGAGGCCATCCGCGATGGCAGCGCAGACCGCAGCGTCGAGAGCAGGCGCAGGCGAGCCGCCGAGCGACATGTTGAGCACGCCGTTCCAACCGCCAGCCTTCCGATTCGCCGCAGCCCATTGGATACCACGGACTACGTCGGAATCGGAACCGCTGCCTTGCTCGTTCAACATCCGCACCGAGTGCAGAGTGACACGTTTCGCGATGCCGTACTGTGTACCACCCGTGATAGAAGCCACGTGCGTCCCATGGTTGTGACGGTCCTCGCAGCCACCAAAGGTGTGCGCAGTGAAGCACTCCCCCAGACGTCCAGCGAATTCGGAATGCTGCGAGTCGATGCCCGTGTCTCCGATGTACGCATGGATGCCCTCTCCAGTCCCAACGGGAACGAAGATGCCGTCAAGAGGCAAGTCGCGCTGATCCGAGCGATCGAGACCGGGCGTGACAGACACGGTCAAATGTGATACTGTCTGTCCATGCACGCTCGAAACTCCGGATCCTTCCGGCCTGGGCACAAGACGTGGAACAAAGGACTGCTGAGACCACGCAGCGAACTCGGCGTCCGCTTCCAGAAGTACATACGGCCAGTGAACACGGGCTGCCATCTCTGGACTGGAGGCTTCGCGCACGGATATGGACGCTTCCGTTTCACCACGGACGAAAGCAGAAATGCCCATCGTGTGGCTTACGAGTTGTTCGTTGGCCCGATCCCGACGGGGATGCAAGTCCATCACATCTGTGGAACGCGTGCTTGCGTCAACCCCGATCATCTGCGACTGATGACCATCGGACAGCACACCTCGCATCATTTCCGAGGCAAGCCGAAGCGTGGTCTGCGGTGTCGCAATGGACACGAACTCTCGGCCGCGAACCTGCGAGAGGTCTATCCTCCGAATCGCCCTGGACCTTCCATGCAATGCCGTCTCTGCGAGCGAGATCGAGGACTGCGTTGGCGAAGCCGCCACCCCGAGACCTATCGGGCCGGATACACCAGAAGCAACTTGCGACGCCAGAACCAACACACCTGAGCGCGTACTCTTGCGCCCGTCTTGCTGGACGTACGCCACCTCCGGATCGAGCGCTACCTGCGAGGCGCCCGCCGCTGTCGTCACCGCGCTGAAACCGAGGCTCCCGAGCGTCTGCACCTGGCTCAGCACCGAGTACCGGGCGGCGACCGCCTGCACCTCAGCCTGGGTCCGCACCGACTGTGCCCCCACGCGCGGACGCAGCACGACGATGTATCTGCCCTCGATCGGCTCGGCCACGGAGATCACGCCGCGCAGCGCGGGAGGCGCGGAGCAGACATAGGGCGTCTCCGGCTGCGGCGTCGGGATCGGGAAGGGCGGGCTCGGGATGGGGATCGGGAAGCCACCTCCGCACGACACCAGCAGCAGGCACAGTACGATCGCGATAGCGTGTCGAATCAAGCCACACCTCCTTCCTGAAAAGCGCTCACCGAGCAACCCGCCGGCCTGGTAGACTCGCGCCAACCGCACCACCAGAGGCGAGAGGACTCGACCCGACTGGACCATGCGCCAGCGGGCTGC